ATAAAAGATTATTTTGATAGTTGGAGAAGTACAATACTCGATGAGTTTGGACAAGCATCTAACTACAAGAACGAATATGCTAAAACAGTAACTATACATCAATTAAGACAACCATTGAAAGGTTTTAGCAAACAAGTCGGACCAATAAGATTTAATGCTGGTCTCGGCGGAGGAAGTGTCTATTCAGTAGATTTACTTGAAGCTTTCCCTATAGCATCAAGTGCGATTGAATTGAACAATGAACTCGACGGTTTAGTGCAATTAACAGTTACATTTGCATATACAAACTGGAGAAGAGCCAGTGGTGGACAAAACTTTATCAATATGGATATTGATACACCTCTTGGCGGAATTGATATAATATAAGGAGTGAAACATGGCGTTGCCAGTATTATCTAATGATAAACCAATGTATGAGGTAGTAGTACCTTCATCACAAGAAACATTTAAATTTAGGCCGTTTCTTGTAAAAGAGCAGAAAAGTTTATTGATTGCATTTGAATCTCAAGACAATAAACAGATTTTAACAACTATGCTTAATTGTATAGAATCATGTGTGCCGGGTATAGACTTAAAAAAATTAGCCACATTTGATATGGATTATATTTTTACACAAATAAGAGCTAAATCTGTAGGTGAAAAAAGCACGATATTAACAAAATGCACAGAGTGTGAAGAAGAAAATAAAGTTGAAGTAAACTTAGAGCAAATCAAAATGGGAAAAGCTGAACTTAAAAATACTCTTATTCCTATAACGGATGCAATAAATGTGCAAATGAAATATCCAACTTATATAGATATTCTACAACAACCTAATATTATGAAAGAAGATGCATCACAAGTTGAAGTTTTATTTCAGTCTATAAAATCTTGTATGCACGCAGTTCAGACTGGTGAAGATAACATCATTGTAAGTCAAGAACCTATTGAAGAAGTTGAAAAGTTTGTTAATTCATTAACGAATCAACAGCTTGAAAAAATTACTGAGTTTGTTAATAACATGCCTACACTAGAACATAAAGAAAAATTTAAGTGTGAAAAGTGTGGACATGATAATACATTAGCATTGAAAGGGTTACAAGATTTTTTTTAATTAACCTCTCTCATGAGACTTTGGAGAACTTTTTTAAGACCAATTTTTTAATGATGCAACATTTCAATTATTCATTAACAGAATTAGAAGGAATGTTACCGTGGGAGAGAGAGGTATATTTAATGTTACTTAATGAGCATTTAGAAGAAAAAGCTCGAATGGAACAAACACAAGGATAGAAAAATGGCAGCAACACTAGCAGATGTCAATACAACCTTAGGCATTACTAATATAGCGTTATCAAGTGTAGTCTCTGAACAGAAAGAAACTAATAAAGGAATCTCTGCCTTTGTAGACTTCATTAAAGATAAAGATGCAGATGATTCACGTAGAGAGTTAGAAGATAAACGAGAATCTAAGCCTATATTAAAAACCATAGGTGCCGGTGCTTCTGCGGTAGGAGGCGGATTAGTGTCAGCCGGCAAATCAACATTCGGATTTGGTAAAGGTCTTCTTAGTAAGCTTGCACTTCCTGCAGGATTTCTTGGTGGATTTTTAACAAGTTTACTTTCATCTAAGTTACTTAAAGGTGGCATTCTTGGTTTAGCATTTATGTTTGGTGATGAGATAGCAGAAATGCTAACAGGGCCTGACGCTAAGAAAGAAGTTAAAGATCAAGTAGCAGGTGCACTTAAAGGAGGTGCTGTTGGATTTTTATTCGGTCCTAGATTCGGTCTTATTGGAACTATATTGGGTGGATTACTGGCTAACAAAGAAATAGATCAACAAGCAGGTAATCTAATTAAAACATTAGAAGATATGAAAATTACACTACCATCATTAAGTAATATATTTAAATCTATTAACACTGGTGTTGCCGATGGTCTTAAAGGTATTAATGCCCTGTTAAAGGGTAACTTTAGTGTAGATTCTACTGTTGATGCATTGAAACTTTTAGGTGGTGCAGCGTTTTTAATATCACCTGCAGGATCATTGTTCTTACTTAGAGGTATGGCAAAAAGCAGAGTTGGTAGAGTGTTAATGGCTATAGCTGGTTTAGGTGTTGCAGCAAATAGTATATTCGGAAGTGATGATACACAACGTAGTAATCCCGATATAAACAATAAAATGGGTAGAAACGCAAAACCTGCAGGAGGAGATGTTGGTGGATTATCAAGTATTTTTAGTTTGGATAATATACTTGGTGTAGGTACTGCAGCTTATTTAGGTAAGCAATTATATGATCTTGGAACAGGCGCAAAAAATTTATTAACAAGATTTGGTATACTTAAAGGTGCAGCAGCTGTTGCAACGAGCGGCGTAGCAGACCTTTCAAAAACACTAGGTAATCAAAATAAGCCATATCGTTTTTTCAGAAGTTTACAAAAGAACTTCGTATCTGGCGCAGCTAAATTCGGAATGCTTGCAACAAAATATGGACCATTAGCTATACCTTTAGCAGCTGGATTCCTTTTAGACAATAAAGAATCATCGCAAAAATTAGCAGCTGAAACTCGTGGAACACAGAGTTTAGGTAAAGCTACTAAAGACGCAATGGATAAAGGCTTCGGTATAACCGGAACTACTGGCGCTGATTTGATAGTAGGTAAAGGAAATAGTTTTGCGAATACTTCAACAATAGCTGATGAGAAATACAAGTCTTTATCAGATTACTTTAAAAATTTACCACCTGTTGCTGTTGCATCTACAATGGATCCAACTGGTAACGGTGGCAATGTTATTTCCACAAACACCGTAAATTCAGGTAATGTATACAACAGCGCCGGCTTTGCTATTAACTCAGCCGGCGCCAATGATCCTAGAATATTATTTGGTAAATCCAGCGCTAATGCAGCTGGATTATTCTAAGCATCTTCCTTTGCTAACTTAGCAAAATAAGACATAGTGTCTTCATCTTCAGAACTGATTTCTTCAACTGTAACAGGTTCAACTGCTGCAACTGGATCATTCATCTTGACTTCTTCTTTAATAGGCATAGACCCCATTGAAGTCATATCCTCACCAAGAACTCTCATCAATTTAGTTTTAAGTTCATCATATGTTTTGTAGTTCTTTGGATTAGTGAACTCAGTGATATCGTGCATTTGGTTATACACTTCTTCAAGTTTAGCTTCGTCACTTTCAAGAAAAGCTGATGGAGCAGCAAATTCTGATTTATCATAGTTTCTATAACCTTCAACATTTCTTATCTTAAGTTTGAAGTCTGCACCTTCCCAAAAATCAAATGCATCCATTGGAGTTTCATCTGCAAACTCCGGATTCATTTTATCCATAATCTTATCGAAGATTTTCTTTCCAAATTTATATAGGAATACCTTACCTTCGTTTTGAGGTGCTGATGGATCTTGAACTACATATATGTTTGTAGCATAATGTAATCTTCTTTTCTGAGATCTTGCTTTTTCTTTATCGGCATCAATGCCAGAATTCCAAAGCTTTGAATTTAACTCACCAACTGGATCAGTTTGACCTATTGATGTAAGTGAATTTTCAATATACCATAAACCAGTTGGACCTTTAAAGCCGTGATCCCAATATCTTACAAATGGTATTGCACCATCTGTACCGGGTAGGAATCTGATAACGGCATAACCATTACCTGCTTTATCAACTGTAGGTTTCCACACTCTTTCATCTACGTAAGACTTTTGTTCGCCTCCGCCAACGGATTGTGCTGCTTCTATAATTTTATTGATGTTTGAACCGCGATTGCGTTTTAATGTTTCAAATGACATAGTATTGTCTCCTTATTTGCTGAAATATTAACTGTATTATTACATTGTGTAGTATTATATATACGACTACTCAAATAGTGATGAGTCAATGGAATTCTTTTTAGGTAAAAAGTTTAAGTCCATTGCCTCTGCTTCAAGCTTATCTTTAATGACAGGTGATATGAACTTTCGGATATCTTCTATTTCGATATCATTAGTTTCACATACTTTAATGATAGCATCCATATACGGTATCTTAAGTTCACCAACTGTACTTTCAATAAGCTTTGTAAATTTAGACTTTGTTAAAAATTGTTCTTCTATTTTCATTTGTCTAAAACCCTTAATAAAATTGTATCTTTATTGATTCTACCATTAGGTACTTTCGTTTTAGTTTTAAGAGTTTGCCAAGCATCATTTATTTGCTTTGGCGTTTTCTGTAAAACAATCGGTAAGAAATCAAGTGGCTTACGTAAGCATATAGTTCTACTTAAACCTGGCGTGATATTCTTAATGGTTGAACCAGATATTTCAAATCCATTAGGACTTTCAGTAACATATTCAATAATCATTTTGCTTTTAGTATTGAATGCATATAACCTTGCCTTTGTAGGTATTTGAATTGGATTAATAGATACGATTTTAAAATCGTTATCTTCCTTTTTGTATTGTACTTTAGCAACTTGTTTGTCAATTGACTTAGGTCTTTTGACTTTAACATTTCTTGATGCTTTAGTTGCAGACCTAATTCTTTCTAAGTCTTCCAACATTGCAGTACATATTTTAATTCGTTGATTGAGAGTTGACCTTTTTAGGTGGGAGTAACCTTCAACTGCTTGATCACATCGTTTGTGGTAAGCATCCTCATAGTCAAGGAGCCAACCCTCAATCATAGGCTTAACGTGGCTTATAGCTGTATTCGTTAGGCCGTGGTACTTGAATCTATCATAAATATTAATAGTGGCTTCGTCACCATCGATCCACTTGTCTTCTAGTTCAAGTAATTCTTGCATAATAGTATTATTAATCTTACGTACTAATCTTTCTTGTGGTGATATAGTAATTATATTACTTTTAGCTTTTCTTTCAGCTTGCTTTTCTTTGTAAACGATTTTACCTTTTTCGATAAGAGGTATCATCTTTTCAAATAAGTGATTTAAGAAATCGGCAGCCTTTGCTGATTCAGTAGTTTTATTTAAATCATTATTATACCAGAATGCTGTAGCAGCGTGATGAGTCATAGTAAAATGATATTCTGGATTAGCTAAAATATATTTAGATGGTTGGGGAAAGTTTTTCTTAACCCACGTTTTAACTTGACTTATGCAATCTTTTTTATCAACTTGTAAATGAAAATAATCTTTTACTGCATCGAATCCTTTATCAATTG